CGGCTCCCGCGGCGACGGCGACGGTCCCGGCCGCCCCGCAGGCGATGGACCCCGCGGCGGTCAACGCTGCGGCTGCCGCGGCGGTCAAGGCGGAGCGGGAGCGCGTGGCCGCTATCCGTGCCGCGTTCGCGGGCGAACACGACGCGCTCCGCGTGCAGGCGGAGGCGGAGGGCTGGGACATGACCCGCGTCAACGCGGAGCTTGTCAAGGCGATTCGCGCCGGCCGGCCCACCACGGGCCCGGCGGTCCACGTCCGCGCGGACGGTCCCGGCAATGTCAAGGTGCTGGAAGCCGGGCTCTGCGCCCGCGTTGGGCTGAACATCGAAAAGGCCGGGTACGACGCCCCCACGCTGGACGCGGCGGCCCGCTACCGCTCCACCTCCCTCCCGGAGCTTTTCGCGCTTTGCGCGGCGATGGAGGGCAAGAGCGTCCACGGGAGTTTCGGCAACGAAACAATCCGCGCCGGATTCTCCACGGTGTCCCTCCCGGGCCTGCTGAACAACGTGGCCGGCAAGGCGCTTATGGCGTCTTTCATGGAACAGGCGCCCGTCGCTCCGCGCCTCTGCACCGCGGCCGACCTGACGGATTTCAAGGAGGCCGAACGCTACCGCCTCAGCGATACGGGCGACCTCGCGCCCGTGGCGCCGGACGGCGAGTTGAAGCATGGCGGCCTTTCGGAAGACAAGGCTACGAATCAGATTGACACGTGGGGCAAGATTTTTGCCCTCACGCGCAAGATGATTTACAACGATGACCTTTCGGCCTTCACGGATATCCCCCGCAAGATGGGCGCCCGCGCCGCGCGACTCGTGGACACGCTGTTTTTCAAGCGGCTGCTCGCCAACCCCACGCAGGGCGACGGTAACGCCCTCTTTGCCACGGCCCACGGCAATTACATTTCGGGCGCGGACACCGTGCTTTCCATCAACTCCATTGCTACGGCTATGGCGATGTTCGAGAAGCAGACGGACGGCGAAGGCAAGCCGATTGCCATTTCCCCGCGCTTCCTGCTTGTCCCCTCGGACCTCAAGATGACGGCCCGCGAAATCCTCAAGAGCACCGCGACCGTTGCCGTCGGCGCCACGAACGCCACGCGAATTCCCACGTACAACCCGATTGCGGACGAAGGGCTTGAGCTTGTTTCCACGCCCTATCTTAACAACGCGGGCTTTACGGGCGGCTCCGCCGTGGCGTGGTATCTGTTCGCCAACCCGAGCATGGCCGACACGTTTGAAATCGGCTACCTCCGCGGCGCCCGTACCCCGACCGTGGAACAGAGCGCGGTCGATTTCGACAACCTTGGGATTCGGTTCCGCGTCTATTGGGACCTCGGGGTCCGTGAACAGGACTGGCGCGGCGTGTTCAAGAGCAAGGGCGCCGCGTGATGCAACGCCCGGGCCGCAGGGCCCGGGCCCGGCGCCGTGCCCAGGTGCGGGACGGCGCTTCGGACTCCCGCGGCGCAAAGCCGCGGTGCTCCGGCCGCCGGAGCCCACGCGGGCGAAGGGGACGGGCCGGGGCAAGGCGGGAGCGGGGCCGGGGGGTGTTCCCCCGGCCCCATACCCCGCAGGGCGCCCCGCCGTAAAACGGACCGGGGCGGACGGAAAGGGTGGTGTGTGATGACGGTCAAGGCGAATTTTGTACAGCGGGGCGATTCCATCGACCACACGCCGGGCTCCGCGGTTGCGGCCGGGGATGTGGTGGTGCTCGGGGCGGCCCTGCTCGGGATTGCGAAGCTCGACATTCCCGCGAATACGCTTGGCGCCCTCGCGGTGGTGGGCGTGTTCGACGTGGTGAAGGCATCCGGGGACGGCGGCATTGCGGCCGGCGCGGCGGTGTATTGGGATGACACCGCAAAGGTGGCTACCACCACCTCCGCCGCGAATACCCTTATGGGCAAGGCGCTTGCCGCGGCGGGCGACACGGATACCTCCGTGCGCGTCCGGCTCTCGCAGTAAGCCGCAGGGGCAACGGTAAGGGGGCCGTCCGTGGTGGACATGCTCGCACAAGGTGAGGCGTGGCTTACGGAACGGCTGACGGATTCGGCCTCCCGCGTGGTGACGTACACGCGGGGGGCCGTTTCGCTTGAGCTTTCCGCCGCGGTGGGCGAAAGCTCCGCGGTGGCGGACGGCGGGGGCGCAATCGTGGAGGTGCAGCGGCGGGATTACTTATTTCCCGCGGCGGACCTCGCGCCCCTGTTCCCGCCGCAGGAAGGCGACACGATTTCGGACGGAGTGGAGGTGTACACGGTCCGGGCGTTGCCGGGCCTCCCGCCCTTCCGGTGGTGCGATTCCATCCGCTCCCGCCTGCGGGTGCATACGGAAGGGACGGCCTGACATGGCGGCATTGGAGGCGGAAATCCGGGCGCTCCGGGAAATGGTGGTGGGCATCCGGGAAGACCTCGCGGAAATGCGCGCTTTCGCCAAGGCGCACACCGCAGACCCGAGCATTCACACGCGGCCGCCGTGCGACACGGCCCGCGAGTTGCGCGATATCGTGAGCCGGTGGACGTGGGCGGCCGTGGCGGCGTTCGGCGGTGCCGCGTGGTGCCTACTCAAGCTCTACGTGCTGGACGGCGCACACGCCGGGCGCTTCCCGGGGGTGACGCCGTGACCTCTCGCATTGTGGACCTTGCGGACGCGGTGGCGGCGGAAATCTCCGCGGGCGTGGTGCCCGCGGTGCGGCGTTACGTGCCCTTCGGACGCCTTGAGGATTTGGACACGCTCCGCGTGTCCGTGGCGCCGCGGACGGCGGCCGTGGATTTCTTGGGCCGAAGGTCCCGACAAATCACGGTGGAAATTGACGTGTGTGTGCAGATTCGCGGGGATGGTGCGGCGTTCGATTCCGCGTTGACCACGCTGGAAGATATCGCGGCGTTTATGTTCGCGCGCGAGTTGGCGGGGGCCGCGTGGGCTTCCTACGTTGGACAAGGCATAGACCCGATTTTCAACCCGGAACACGCGCGGGAACATGGCGTGTTTACGGGCGTGGTGACGCTCCGCTACCGCGTGGCGGTATGATGGAGGCGGCGCGGGGGCGCTTCCCCCGCAGGAAGGGCGCCGGCCGCGGCCGGCTTGAGGTGAGGGCAGGACATGGCGGCGAACGCTCCGATTATCCGGGATTTTACGGCTGCGGCCGATTTCGCTTCGCTTTCCGCGGAGCGGTGCGTGGGTTCTTTTGAAATTTCCGCCCCTCCCGAAAACACCGGAAATATCGTTTTTCTCGGGGATGATGGGATGTCGGAAGTGGCGTGGATTCCCGGGGAATATCACGAATTCTCCCGCGTGGACCTCTCGCAGATGCAGGCGAAGGGCAACCCGGGCGACAAGCTCCGCATTACGGGCGGCGTGTGGTGAAGGCGCCCCGGGCGCGGCCCGGGATGGGGGCGGCCGGCCGCCGCGGTGGCGGCTCCGCAGGAAGGGCACCGGCGCGGCATGCACGCGCGCCGCTTGAGGTGAGGGCAACCGATGGGCTACGTTCCGGCGCATTTCTTCCGGGGGTACTACGCCACGCAGGCGGCGCTTGAGGCCGCGGTGCCGGTTGGCGACCTTGGGGATTATGCTATTGTCGGCTCCACGGATACGGTGTGGATTTGGGACGGCGACGGCGCGGCGTGGGTTGACTCGGGCGGTTCCGGCTCCGGGGATTTCTCCGGCCCTGACGGTGGGGTTGTGGACGGGGACCTTGTGCTTTTCGACGGCATTTCGGGCAAGATGGGGAAGGGCTCCGCGATTCCGGCAAGCCGCGTGTTTCGGACGGACGGCACGGCCCTTCCGATAGCAAATCTTCCGATGAGTGGATATCGCCTGACGGGGTTGGGGGCGCCCGTTGACCTCGCGGATTCCGCGCGTTTTGCGGACGTGAAATCCGCGCGCTCGTTGCTCTACGGCTCGATTTTGAGCGCGCCCCCGACGTGGGCAAATCTTGTGGCCGCCCTCACGGCCTATGAAAACGATTGGACCGCGCGAATGGGCGCGATTGCGTGGCCGCTCACGGGCGGCACGATTACTCCCGGCGCGGGGCTTACGTATACTGGCACAAAGCCCGTGCGGCTCTTGGGCTCTCGCGGCTCGGATGCCGTGCTTTCGCTCATCAATAACGGCATCGGGTTTGTTTTCTCCGGGGAATACCTCGGGCTCTCGCGACTCGGAATTGTCAAGGGGCATACGCAACATTCTTTTACCATGTGCGGCTCTACGGGCATGCGCGCCGTCAAGGTGGACATTTTGGATTGCCCGCTTACGGACAATTCGGGGGGTGGTGCGGCGCTTTTTGACATGAAATATCGGGTTGACGGGGAAATTCTTGTCCGTGGCGGCTCCATCAATTACGGGTATGCGACTCTCGTAACGAATGAAGGAAACGCGGCGGCGTGGCGCGCGTCACAGACGCTTATCATGGAGGCGGTGCCCGTGACGCTCTCCGGCAACGCCCGGCTTGTGAAAAACGTAATTTCCGGAAGCACTATCGACGTCTATTTGCGGAGCGGCACGAATGCCCCCGCGAATGCGTTTGAGGCGCAAGACGGCGCCATTGTTCGCGTCTATTATGATGACACGTGCGACGTGACGGAAACGGGCGTGGTGTCGGGTACGGGCTCCGTGGTGTTTGTGCCGGTGTCCGGGGCGTGTTTGTCGAACAAAGTTTTCCGCGGCTCCACGGGCGGGGATTCCAACCTCGAAACGGCGGTGGACACGATAAATAACGGCGTGGGCTTCATCGGCGGCACGGTGTGGGCGTCCGGCAATCTGGCGCTTGGCGCTACTCGGACCGTAAAAAAGCCTCTTCGCATCGTGGGCGGTCCCGGCTTCGGCGCTACGTTGAATATGAACGTCAACGGCGCGGTGTATACGATGCATGCCGGGCGGCTCGAAATCGAAAATATGGCGGTGTCCGTCGGGGCCGGAATCACTAACGGCGGATTCCAGTGGTTGAACGGATACAGCGGCTCCGTGCGCCTTGTGAATTCTGCCGTTTCCGTTCCGGGGGGTCCGGCGCCTTTCCGCAAGGAATTGCGTGGGGCGTTGGATGTGGAGCTTGAAGGGGGCTCCACCACGGTTGCAGACGGGCGCAACGCCTACACGGCGACGGGCTCCAATTGGGGCGGGGAGCCGTGCGTCACTATCAAAGCGCGCGGGCACACCGTCACCACGGCCGGCACGGGCCGTTTCCTCAAGCTCACGTATCAACGCGGGCGCGCTTTCGTGTGGCTTTCGCAGGGCTGCACGCTTCCGGCCAACGCGATTGAGGCGGTGGACGGGACGCGCGTTGATGTGTTCTATGACGGCACGTGCAACGTGGCGGAGGAAGCGGTAACGGACGGCACCGGCGCGGTGGTGTTCCACCGCACGGATTTTGTCACACGGCGGCCCATGCTCGGGATGGTGGAGGGTGGCGCCCTCGCGCGCATCAATACCTATTCCACGGTAAGCTACGCCATTTTCAACGGCGGGCGTGTGTGGGACCCGGCATCTAATGCGATGGTGGATTTTGCCGGCGCCACGTTCGGCTCCGCGATTTCCTACGTTCCGGGCGTGGGACAAACAACTGTCGTGGCGGTCAACGTCAAAACGCACGCCCTAACGATGGTGCGGAATTGGGAGGAACGCTCCGAAGCCTCCGGCGTGCTTGTCCCGCTCTGGCAGATGACCTTTTCCAACGCGGGAGGCTTCTACGAATTCACAGGCGCGCTTGACGCGCGGACCTCTTTCCTCCGCAATCCGATTTCCTACGGCCCCGCCCTCATGTACTCGGAAACGTCCACGGGCGGAAAAAATCGCATGGTGCGGACGGAGATTGACCCGGACACACACGATATTGTCGTGTCCGCGGAAATGGGCTCCGGCTGGGAGGAATTGTGGCGCTTCCGGCTGGATTTCGGCGGCACGAAACCCACGGCCCTTGTGGTGCAGGGGTCCTTTGAAGCGCGCGACGGGATTTCGATTGACCCGACCGGAGTGACCGGCGGCGTGGTGTCGATTGGTGGGGTGCAAGTGGTGGGCCCGCAGGGCTCCCCCGTCGCGGACCCGTCGGGCGGCTCCACGGTCGATTCGGAGGCTCGCACGGCTATTGGGGCGATTCTCTCCGCCCTGCGGGCGCACGGGCTTATCGAAACGGTGTGACGGACGGGGCCGGCGGAGGCCGGCGGGGGCCGGCGGAGGCCGGGGCGGACATGGCGGAAGGCGCCTTTACATTCTCTTTCCGGGACACGGTGCGCGCGGCCCTCGCGCCTACGGGGAAGGTTGCGCAAGCCGTGCGCCGGATGAATCGGCGCAACGTCCGGAAGGGAGCCGAATTTCTCCGCAGGGAAGCGCGGGACTCCATCCTCCGCAGGAAAGCCGCGTCCGCGCCCGGCACGCCGTTTCACACGCGGCCGAAGACGGGCCGGGCGCGGCGCGCTTTGGCGTGGGCCGCGGAGGGTCCGAACGCAGAGGCCGCGGTAATTGGGTATCAGGGCTCTATTTTCGCTACCATCGGGAAAACGCACGAATTCGGCGGGACCGAAGGGCCCAAGAAACGCAAGCCCCGCGGCTCCGCGTGGCGGTTGGAGCTTGGTGGGTACGGGCCTATCATGGCGCGGGGCGCCCTGCGGTTTGGGAAGCTCCGCACGCCGCGGCAGGTGGAGCGTGCCAAGCGGATTGCCGCAGAGCTTGCGGCCCGAGCCGCCGCAGGGCCGGGCGGCCTCAAGGGGTTGCAGGGCCGTGACGCCAAGGGGCGCTACACCGGCGGTGCGGTTAGTGGGGTTGACGTGTTCGGGAAGCGCCACGGGGCGCTTGTGTCCCGTAGCTACCCCGCGCGTCCGGTGCTTAGGCCGGCAGTTTCACGGTACGGAGCGGCCGTACCGGATATCTGGCGGGATTCGTTGACTGTCTGAAAGGGGGCTTGCGATGGATTGGGAAACGGTGTGGGCTGTTCTGAATTCCCCGGTTGTGATTTCCGCGATTGCGGCGGGCGTGGTGTTGGGGCTGGCAAAGCTCTACGCCGTAAAACCGGACTGGCGGAAATATGAGGGCACGATCATTTCGGGCGTGAAGGCCGCGGAAAAGGCGATCCCGAACGATACCCCAAACAAGGCGCTTGCCCGGGCTGACGCGGCCCTGCGGTACGTGCTTGAGGTGTGGGAAAAGGCGGAGGGTAAGGCCCCCGACAAGGCGACCGTGGCGGACCTCGCGCAAGGCATTGCGATTGTCCACGCGGACCTCGAAGCCAAGGAAGGGATTTGACCCGTGGCGGTCTTCCTGTCGATTCTCGGAGCAATCCTCAAGCCGCTTCTGGCGGCGCTTGTGCCCGAGCTTTTGAAACGGGCGCAAGACGTGGCGGAAGACGGGGACCCGCGCCGGGCCCTGCGGTCCAAGCTCACGGCCCGCGTCAACGCGGCAGGGTGGGCCCGCGTCAAGGTCCCGAAGGCGTTGCAGGCGGTGGCGCTTTGCGCCCTCGCGCTCGGGGCCGGAGGGTGTTTCACACGCACGGTGTACGTGCCCGACGGCACGCCCGTGCGGCTCCGCGAAACGGTGCGGGGTGCGAAGGTTTGGGCTCTGGACGCCTCCGGGGAGCCGGTCCCCGGGCGTCTTGACCTCTTGGAAGGGTGGTATTGCCTCCCGGCGGAGGCGGACCCGGCGGGCGCCGGGGCCGCCCCGGGCGGCGAAGATTCCCCGGCCGCCGGGGGGAAGGATGGTGCAAAATGACGCTGCCGCTCGAAGGGTTCAAGAATGCTCTGTACGTCAACACGGGGACCTATGCGGTGCCCGTGTGGACGGAAATCGACCTCGCGCGGGATGTGAAATTCACGAAGAACAAGGAACAGATCGACGCGACCTCGCGCCAGAGCGCGCGGACGGGCTGGAAGGCTTCGCTTGGCGGCCTGAAGGATTGGGCCTGCGAATTTGAAAGCCTCATTCCGGCGGCCGGCGAAACGCCCAACCCGGGTTTTGCGGCTCTCGTCGCGGCGTACAACAACAATACCACGGTGGACATTCTCCGCGTCCGTGGCGGGCTCGTGACGGAGGTTGGCGGCACGCTCTACGCACAGAGGGTGGAGTGTCACGTCCTCGGCGGTGACGAAGGGGAGCCCCTGAATGACGTGGCTACGCTCTCCGTGAAGCTCGTCAACGCAAGCACCGCGCCCGTGGAGGGCACGGCCGGGGACGGCGACTTCACGCCCAACCCGTAACGGCTGAATCCCCGCCCGGGCCGCCCCGGACGGCAACGGCCCCCGCCGGTCAACCCCCGCCGGCGGGGGCATCTTCCGCAGGGGGTAGGGCGCGGCGGTGCGCCCCTCGGCCCCGCAGGAAGCGGAGCCGGGCGCGGTGCCCGGTCGCCCTCGTGGTGGCCGGCAGGCGCGGGCTCGATTTCGGCCGGCCCGCAGGAAGGGGGGCATGATGGACACGCACACCACGCCGGCAGATGCCGGCAACGCGGCGCCGCTTGGCGCCGATTCTCCGCAGGGAGGGGCGGCCCCCGGGGCGGCTCCGTCCGAATTTCTGGACACGACCTTCCGCGACGAACGCGGGCGCCTCTGGGAAATCCTGCTGACGCTCCCGCTCGTGCATGCGTTCATCCGCAAGCACAATATCCCGATGGGCGGATTCACGGCCGGCGTGTTGCGGGAGGATTTGCTTGCAGAACTTGCTTACGACGGAACGCGACATTTTGCCCGCGCGAAAGCGTCGGACGAAACGCTTGAGGAATTCTTAACGGCCTTTGAAGGTCCGGCTTATCAGGGGTTGCTTACGGCGTCCACGCACGCCGTGCTAAATTTTACCCTGCGCACCACGGTGAAGAAAAGCGAACGGGCCGCGGCCGTGGTGAAAATACGAAACGCGGAAGAAAACGCGGCGGCGCTGCTTGGACTTGGGAGGAAGTGTGCCGCGCCTGCGGAGCCGCAGGCGTCAACCCCTCCGAGCCCATAAGCCTCCGGGAAGTGGTTTGGATGGGGGAGGCGCGGGAACGCGCGGAGTGGCGGCGCACCGCCGAAATCGTGTCCGCCGTGCGTCGCATGATGAACGGCAAGGGCCCCACGGCTGCGGAGTTGCTAGGGGAAAAAGAGGCGGTAGAAGACGACGGGCCCCGAATGGCGGAGGTGCTTAGACGTGGCAGGCGGCGCTAATATTCGGGCGGGCGGCGTTTTCATCGAAATCAACGCGCGGGCGGATGCGGCCCTAGGGGTGCTTCGCGAATTCTCCGCGGGGCTTGACCACCTCGCGGCAAAGGCGCGGGACGCCGGGCTTGTGCTTTCCGGGCTTGCTACGGCAATCGCGGTGCCGCTCGGGCTGGCGACAAAAGAGGCGTTGAAATTCGAGCAACAAATAGCCAACGTGTCCGGCTTGCTCGAATCAACGGACATGGCGGAGGGCTATCGGTCCGGCATTCTTGAGCTTTCGGAGCAATTCGGGGAATCGACGGATACGCTTGCGGTTGGGCTCTACAATCTGCTTTCGGCGGGCGTGCCGGCGTCCAAGGCGTTGCAGGCGTTGGCGGTGTCCGCCCGACTCGGGCGTATTGGTTTGACGGATTCGGCCACGGCTATTGACGCCCTTACAACCGTAATGAATAGCTACGGGATTTCGGCAGACAAGGCCGCGCGCGTGTCGGATATTTTCATAAAGACACAGGACCGCGGCAAAACGACGGTGGCGCAATTCGCGCCGGAAATCGGGCAAGTTGCGGCTATTGCCGCACAAGCCGGCGTTTCGCTTGAAGAGTTGGGCGCGGCTATCGCAACCGTTACGTACACCACGGGCAAGACGGATATTTCAATTACCGCGCTCCGCGGCATGTTGTCGGAAATCGTAAATCCGACGAACGAAGCCAAGGAGCTTATGGAAAAGCTGGGGGTTGGCTTTTCGTATGCAGAGCTTCAATCTAAGGGCCTTTATAATGTTATGAAGGGGTTGCAGGGTTTGCCGATTGACGCCATTACGCGGCTGTTCCCGGATGTGCGGTCCCGCGTGGCGGTGTCTTCGATTCTACAAAATCTTGACCGCTTCCGCGAAGATTTGGACATTATGGGCAATTCGGCCGGGGCTTCCGCCAAGAAATTTGAAATAGCTTTCGCTACAGACGCTTTCCGCGTGGAACAGGCGACGGCCGCTATCGCGCGTCTTCGGGACGCAATCGGCACCGCTCTTGCTCCTGCGGTGGGCCGGGCCGCCGTGGTGCTCCGTGCGGCCGTGGGCGTGGCGCGGGAGTGGGCGGAGGCGAACGGGGACACAATCCGCACCGTGGCCGTGCTTACCGCAGGCGTGGCCGCCCTCGGGGTGGCGTTGCTCGCATCCGCCGCAGGATTCACGGCCCTAGGGGTTGCGGCCTCCGTGCTATTCAACGTGCTTTCGGCCGTGAAGGCGATTGCCCTCGCGGTGTTCGGGATGCCTGGGGCCGTGGTGCTCTTGGCGGTGGCGTTCCTCGCGCTCGGGGACGCGATATCGGAGGCTTTCGGGTACGGCTCGCTTGGCGTGGCGGATTTCCTGCGGGCAATCCGTGTGGGCGGGCAATCCGTGGGGGCTTGGACGGACGCCGTGCTTGCCGATGCGCGGTACATGTATGCTGAAATGGAGGCGGAGGCCGGGGCGTTTAAAGATCGGTTTGTGAACGGCTTTGCCTTCATCGGCCGAACGGTGCAGATTGCTTTCCTGCAAGTTATCCGTTCCGTGGTGGAGGCGTTGGGCAAGATGACCACGGCCACGATAAATGCCGTGGCGACCGTGGCAACGTCTATGGGCTCGCTCGGGCTTATCTCTGAGGAGACGGTGGCGAAGGTGCAGGCCGGGGCCGTTGCGTCCAAGCTGAATATCGAAGACAACCGGCGCGCGCTTTCGGTGCAGATTGTGGAGGCCGCTACGGCTCGGGAGGCCGCGCTCTACGCATCGACGGCGACCGTCAAGGATCGGCAGGCGGAGCTTGCCCGGCTGCGGGAGGTGCGCGACGAAGCCCAACGCCTGATTTTTCAGGCGGACGCCGGCAAGCCCGGCGCCGGGGACCTCGCGGGCGATTACGCGGCGAAGATGAAAGAGCGGCTACTCGCGGCCGTGGATTCCTTCACGCAGGAAACGGGCGGCATCGGGCCGCTTGAGGAAATGAAAAATAAATTGCTCGCGGCTGTCGATAGTCAAATGGGGCTGAACGAAGCGAAGGATTCTTTTCTTGAGCTTGCAGACGCGGCGGCGAAGGCTGCCGGCGGTATCGGCGCGCCCGCGGCGCCTCCGGCGTTGGGAAACGCCTTGGATGACAAGGTGAAGGGCGCGGAATCCGTCTTTCAGGGCGGGAGCGGCGGGCGCGGCATCTTTTCGGGGTTTGCTGCGGGGGCCCTTGGCGGGGACCCCGGAACATCCCGCAGGACGGCGGACGCCGCAGAACGCACGGCGAAAGCGTCCGAGCGGACGGTAACGCTTTTGGAACAAATTTCGCTTAACGGTGGGGGGTCCTTTGAATGACTACGGCCGTGCAGAGGGTTGACGGTAACTACACACGGGGGGCGTCCTATTCGGATAGCTCCGCCACGTGGGAATATCAAATTGAGGGTGACGCCCTTACGCTTGAGGCCCCGGAGGCTATGGCGGCGCTGTTGGCGGAGGTGCCAACGACGTTTGAGGGAATCCCGTTGAAATCTATCAGTGTAAAGCCGACGAACAATCTGGGGTTGTGGTACGGCACAGTTACGTATTCTTTTTCGACAAGCGGCGGCACTACGCCAACCCCGGAGGACCCGGAGGAATATAGTTTCGATACGTCCGGCGCGTCCGTCAATTTGAAGCGCGCTATTTCAACGGTGCTTACATACGGAGAAACGCCGAACATTGGGCGCTCTGTTGGCGTCGGTCCGGATTCTGTAGCTGGGGTTGACGTGACAATCCCGCAATATGTATTCGGGATTCGCAAAGTACTTGCCCCCGATTTGGTGACTTCGGCATACCGCAAGACGCTACGGGACCTTACGGGCTCCGTGAATAACGCTACCTTTCAGGAATTCGCCGCGGGCGAAGTGCTTTTCTTGGGGGCTCGCGGCTCTCGTAGGGGCACGGGCGCGAATGACCCATACGATATCACGTACAATTTTTCCGCCATAGAAAACAAATCCGATATTCCGGTCCTTCTGTACGACCGGATAAATAATCAGTGGATTAGTGCATCTACCCCGAAAGATGGGTGGGATTACCTCTGGACATACGACGATAAAGTGACCATCAACAAAAAGCCCGCGGTGGTGCCGCTTGGGGTTATTGTGTCGCGTGTCTATCCACGGGCATCTTTCGCGCCGCTCGGGCTGTAGGGGGTGTGTTATGGGTGTCGGACGTGCGCCGGCTCCGGGGGACCCGCTCCGCGTTCGCGCGGCGGACTACTCCCGTATGTTGCAGGCGGCGGACGCGCTGCCGGCGTTGCTCGCGCGTCTGCGGGCCTCTCCGATACAGATTGCGCCGCACGTGGGGCTTGTGTTTGGGCACAACGGGACCGATGACGTAATAGACCGCTTTACGGCTGCGGGCGTGTCCGGGTCCGTTATGGACTCGAATAGTCCGCAATTTCAGGAACGAATCGCGGTAGAGCTTCGCAAGCTCACACAGGAAGATATCGACACGGGCAAGTGGGTTATTGCGGCCTCCGATTTTACGAAGGGCGTTTACGCCGATATTTGGGCGTCCGGGCGCGCCATTCTGAAAGTGAACGTATCGGACGCGGAGCACACGGGCTTTATGCTTGTGGCGGGCTCCGACGCCGTTTCTACGGCGCTCCCCGTGCATGGAAAGCTACTCACCACACCGGCGGGCGGGTTGGGTGTCGGGCTCTGCATCGTGGCAATTTCCGCTCCCGGGCTCGGGGTGGAGTGGGGCAGGGCAAAAGCGAAATGGACGAATGACG